GACAAATGTAATGGTCAAAATTTTAACATTTGGGTGCGTCAGGCAAAGGCATGGATTGCGATTCAGCATTGGAACAAATGCAAGGCACCAATTGACCGCAAAGCTTTACACGGCAAAGTCTGTTTTGCGGCAATGGATTTAAGTACCAAATGGGATTTAACCGCTTTTGGCCTGCTTTTTCCTCCGCAGGATGGATTAGAGCAATTCGTTTTCTTTTGCAACTACTATTGCCCAGAGGATGGTATTGATTTTCGCAGCAAAAAAGACAAAGTGCCGTATAAGCAATGGGCGCACGATGGTATTTTGATTGCGACACCTGGAAACGTAATTGATTACGACTACATTAGGCAGGATATTGCAGAAGCGCACAAGGCATACCAGGTGAAAAGCCTTTTTTATGACCCGTTATTTGCCACTGAAACCGCAACAAAACTGCATGAAGAAGGTATTGAATGTATTTCGTTCAAGCAAACCGCGTATCAGTACAATGAACCGATAATGAAGCTGGAAGAGATGATTCTTTCAGGCATTTTGAATATTGGCAATGACGTAATTTTAGATTGGATGTTTGAAAACGTGACCATTAAGCGCAACAGCACGGGTTTAGTGCAATTCGACAAAGACAAAAGCAGCGAAAAGATAGATGGAATCGTTGTGCTTGCAATGTGCGTCGCGGGCTTTCTTGCAGCTTTAGAAAAAAGAGGAAGAAAACGTATATTTGTCGCGTGATTTTTTGTTTATGTAAACCCTGCAAATGAAAGAGTTAATCCAGGCACTTGAGCGGCCAGAAACCTATTTCGGCATGGTGCAACAGCTTGCAGTTGACAACAATTGCACATTGAAAGAGGCATGGCAGGAGGTTGAATTGTTGCGCGAAAATTGCGGGCTTTCAAAAAAATACAGTACTTACGATTCATTTAAAAGCATGAAGTCAAGAAATTATAATGTTGGTATTGGAATTGAAAGGTTTGAGATTAATCCAGAGTAGGTAATTGCGTAAGGTTTTTTCATGTTTGAGGCGCTACAATGGTAGCGCCNTTTTTTGTCAATTTTGTTTACATCCATTNATTGTAACTTTGCGGCAATGGGCTTATTTTCACGCATACAAGGTTTTTTCAGCAATTCGCAGCCACAGGCGCAACCTGAGCAGGTTTCGGACAATTACGAGATTCGTCGCAGGTTTGANGCNACTGAAGANGCTTTTTGACCGCCTTGCAGGAATTCAAAAAGACACATCGCAGGAAGTCACGGCTGAAACCGCAGTAACAATCACAGCANTTTTGGCGTGCGCTTAATGTCATTGGCGGCGTTGTCGCATCGCTACCCTTTGCGGTCTATCGCGTTACAGAAAGCACGACAGTAAAACAATATGCGCATCCGGTTAGCCGCCTTTTGCGCTTAGGCCCAAACTCTGTAAATACTCGGTTTGATTTTTTCAGACCATGATTTTGCATCTCCATACCTTTGGCAATTTCTTTGCAAAGATTGACCGGAACAACCTGACCGGCCAAGCTGCAAGGCTTACCATCATGGAGCCACAAAAAGTGCGTATGGAGTATAACAACCGCAATGAAGTTGTTTATGTCTATACTTCCGAAAGGGGCGAAACCCGCATGTTGGCAGATCGTGTAGTTCACATTAGCGGCATGTCCTGGAATGCTTTGACAGGAATTAACTTAATCGAAGCTTTTGCAAAGGTGTTCAGCACAAGCCTTGCAAACCAAAACTACTTAGACAGCTTCTACAAAAACGGTGCAAACCTTTCGGGCACAATTAGCGTACCTTCTGCTTTAACAGAGGATGCGTACAAACGTCTTCGTGCAAGTTGGCAGGCGCAATACGGCGGCGTGAAAAACATGGGCAAAACCGCAATTCTGGAGCAAGGCGCAAAATACGACCAGATAGGGCTTTCGCCTTCGCAAGCAGGTGCCGACACGACTAAAAAGATGACGATTGCAGACGTAGCAAGAATTACAGGTGTTCCGCAATTTCTGCTTGAGGATTTAGACCGTGCGACGTTTAATAACATCGAACACCTGAGCCTGCTTTTTGTCACTTATACGATTTTGCCGCTTTGCCAAAACATTGAAGCGGAATTAACGCGAAAATGCCTTGCGGATGGCGAATTAGACCGTTTTGAAATCAAAGCAGACCTTCATGGGCTTTTGCGTGCGGACACCGAAAACCGTGCAAAGCTGATTGAAAGCCTAATGAAGTGGGGCATTATTAACCGCGATGAAGCCAGAAGCCTGGAAGGACTAAACCCTATTGCAGACGGAAGCGGTCAGGCATACTATGTGCCAATGAACATGATAGACCCGACGCAGCCAATTGATAACCAAAATTCAGCGCCAAATGAAAACGGCTAACTATATGCGGGTGATGACTTTCGAGAAAAACGAAAGCGAAGCGGATATTTACCTGTATGGCTACATAGGCCAAAGCAGCTTTTACGAGGATGACAATGACGATATTACAGACATTTCAGTGGTGCGGGCAATCAAAGACTTGGAGCGCACATACAAGCGTATAAATATCCGCATTAACAGCCCTGGCGGTTCAGTTTTGCACGGTGACCCCATCATTGCAGCAATGCGGCAAAGCCCTGCCGAAATTCACACCTATAATGACGGCATGGCGGCATCTATGGCTGCTGATATTTGGTTGGCGGGCAAAGTGCGGCACATGTCAACGCATTCTAAACTAATGATTCACGCTACGTCTGGCCTTGCTTTTGGCACTGCAAACGACATGCTTGAAGCGGCTGCAATGCTGGAAAAATTTGACCAAACCTCAATTGCATCTATGGCCTTAGCTACCGGTATGGATGAGGACAAAATTAAGAGCGAGTTTTACGACTACAAAGACCATTGGCTTACCGCCCGCGATGCAAAAAGCATGGGCATGATTGATGAAATTGAGGATTACGCTTCAAACAGCCCGATTTCAGAACCTGAAAAAATGAACTTCAGGCAGTTGTTGGCATACGCACACAAAGTGGATTTTCCGACTGACCACAAAAACACTACAAATACCACAAATTCACAAGAAGTGCCACAAGTTGTGGCCACAGATACAACAATCGAGCAGCGCGTGCAGTACCTGCAAAAGCGCGATATTTTTTTGAACCAAAATCTTTAAATCCATGAGATCGGAAAAGCAGATTCTCGAACTTCGCGGCCAGGTACATGCAGCACAAAAGGCATTGCTGGCTAATCTTTCCGAAGGTCAGACCTTAAGCGCTGACCAGGAAGCGCAATGGCAAAAAGCTGAAACAGAGTTTCAGGCTTTGACCAAAGAACTTGACATGATTCGCGCAATTTCAGAGCGCGAAGCTGCCGCTAATGCGGTTGACCCTGTGCCCATCCTTGCAGCAGGTTTGGAGGGTGACTTCAAAAAGAAGCAGGCCGAACGTTGGTACCGCAGCCTGATTGAAGGCGAAGGTTACAGCATGCAGCAGGCTTTGGCAATTGCAAATGGTGCGCAGCGTGCTTCGACTTCTTCTACAGGCGACGGTTTGTACGTCATGCCTGAGGAGTTTATGAACATCCTTGAACTAACCATGAAGCGTTTCGGCGGCATGTTGCAAGCAAGCTACATTCACCGTTCCACAAGTGGCCGCCCAATGCGTTGGCCGACGCACGACAACACCGCTCAGACCGGCAATTGGGTTGCAGAGCCTCGCGCTGCTGCCATTGTGCCGCGCGGTTTGACCTTTGACCGAAAGTCTTTTGAAGCACATACCTGGTACGACATTGTTGGTTTGGATTGGGAATTCATCCAAGACGAAGAAGTGAATCTGGTAGGCCGCGTACTTGCAGAGCTTTTGGGCGAAGCTGCAGGCCGTGCTTTGAATAAGTCATACACCGATGGCGACGGCTCAGGAAAGCCGACAGGTATTTTGAACGCTTCCAACGGCGCAAGCACCGGCAAAACCACAAGCGGCGCGACTGCAATCACCAAAGCTGAAATCATTGACCTGGTACATAGTGTTGACCCTGCATACCGCACCGGCCCAAATGTGGCATTCATGATGAATGACCAGACTTTGGGTTATATTCGCAAGCTTGACCTTGGCGTAAGCGATACGATTCCGCTTTGGCAGCCCTCTATGCAGTTGGGCGAACCTGACCGCATCCTTGGTTTCACTTATGTGATTAATCAAGATTTTCCAAACATTGCAAGCGGCGCAAAGACAATCGCTTTCGGCGACTGGTCAAAGTACATAATTCGCCAGGTGCTTGACCTGAGCATTGTACGCCTTGATCAGACTTACGCTGACCTGATGCAAACCGCATTCCTCGGCTACCTGCGTACGGACGGCAAACTGCTGCAAAGTGCCGCAATCAAACTACTGGTTCAGGCCTAATGTTTGAGACTGGTACATATAAAGTTACCACAGCGCCCGCATCGGAGCCGTTGACCTTAAATGAGGTTAAAACCTTTCTTAAAGTTGACGGCTCCGATGAGGACGGGCTTATTACGCTTTTGATTCAGGCGGCGCGTGAAGGTGTTGAGAAGTATTGCACACTTGCGCTATTGCCGCAAACGATTACCGAGTATTTCGGCAAATTTGAGCAATACGGCCTCAGGCTTTCTATTTCGCCTCTAATTTCGGTTACATCAGTAACATACACCGCAGTTGGCAGCACGACTCAAACGCTTTCCACTGACATTTACGGCACAGATACAGCCTGGACACCGCCTTTGATTTACCGTAAGTACAACCAGGATTTTCCGACAATTGAGCCAGGGCCAAAAAGCATTACAGTCACTTACCAGGCAGGCTATGCCAACGCCGCATCAGTGCCGGCAACGCTAAAACAGGCCATGCTTTTGATGATTGCGGATTGGTACGACAACCGGCAGGATGGTATAAAAACCATGCCGACAGCATCTCAGATTTTGTTAGACAAATTCAGAGTTTGGTATTACTGATGCAGCCAATTAACAAATATAACCGCAAAGAACGCATCGGCCACCTCAGAAGCCGCGTGGTAATTCAAAGCTATACGGAATCTACAAATGCTTTTGGCGAACGTGCAAAGACGTGGACAACGGCGGCAACGGTTTGGGCTAAGGCTGAAATTATGCTAACACAAGCGGAGCAAGAGTCAGCAGGCCAGGAAACGTCCTTGGCTGGTGCAAAATTCACCATTCGCAAAAGAGCGCTAAACGAAAGAAACCGCATCAGCTTTAACAATCAGCTATTCGACATTCAAAGCATCAGTGAAAGCGACTGCAGACAGTATTTAACCATAATGGGCAAACGAATTAAGGAATGACGGGCAAAGCGTTATATGCAATTCTTAGCACGGCGGTACCTGTTACGGGTATTGTCAGCACGCGCATATATCCCGACATGGCAACGCAGGATGCTACATATCCTTTTGTCGTTTTACAGCATCACTGGCATTTTGCCCAGCAACACAAAAGACCATGCAAGTCAAATGGATGAGGTTACCGCTTCTGTCATTTGCTATGCGGACACTTACAACAGCGTGCAGGATTTGGCCGAAAAAGTACGCGCTGCATTAGACGGCAAAACGCGTGGCACTTACGGAGGTGTAAGCCTTCAAAGTATTCGCATCACTGACCAAATAAGCACGCAAATGAACATTGACAAATTGGTTTACATTGTTGATCAGACTTACCAAATTAGGCAGAATAGATGAGCTTTACTATTAAGGTCGAAAATGTGCAGCAGCTTAAAACTAACATGCAGCGCTACCTAAAAGATGTTAGTTCAATCAAAGAACAAACCTCGATTTTGCGTGCTGGCGGTGTGGTAATTCAACGTGCTGCAAAAAAGATGGTGCCTAAAAGTAAAGAAGATCATTATTATTATCGCGCAAACCAAAAAACAAAAATCCTTTCTGGCAACCTTAGGAATTCAATGTATGTGTTTAAGCTAAGAGGGGGCGGCATTCAAGTAGGTCCCAGGGTTTTGCGAAGTCTGAGCGGCAAAAAGCAAATTGGCGAAAATCGGAGAAATTCATCAGGTTATTACGCGCACATGATTTATGGTAGTGCAAATAATTTTAGAAGAAAAATTACAGAACCTGCAATGAATAACAACCTGCAAAAAATAAACAATGCAATGTTCAACGCATTGACAAAAATAAATGAAAGGTTGGTTAAAAAATACGGCTTTTTATGATAATCGAAATTCTCAAACCGTATGGAGAGTGGAAGCAAGGTGACACACCAGACCTCACGCGGGCGCTGGCTGCGCAGTTGGTTGCAGAAGGTATTGGCAGAATCCACGAAGATCAGACAAGGCGCGATTATGTGCCAAAGCCCAAGGATGACAGCGAACCGCAACAAATTACGGTCAATAACTACTATGTTACACCGGATGAGGTAGAAAAGCCAAAGAAAAAATTTTTCAACTTTTAAAAATAAAAGCTAATGGCGACAATAGTAAACGGAACCGACCTGCGGTTTTACTTCGATGGTGTTGCAATTGGTGAAGCCACCAGTTGTACTTTAAACCTGACGCGTGAAACCCGCGAAACGCTGACCAAAGACAATGTAGCAAGCTGGACGCAATTTGAAGCAGGCCGCAAATCTGGCACCTGCGACATTGAAGGCTTAATTAGCTACGACACGACAAACAAGAAGGTCAGCGATATCTTCACCGCATTTGATAACGGCACCGTTGTCGTAATGCGTTTTACTGATGATACCGCGACACATCCGTATTGGGAAAGCAGCGTAATTTTTACAAGCTTGACCTTTGCCGGTACTGTTGAAGAAAATTCAACTTACAGCGCAACGGGCACGATTACGGGTGCAGTGACTCAGGGCACTGAAAGTTAAAAATTCACTTATAAATGAAACCAGCAAAAACCATTGTAACCAACGGCAAGCAGCTGCCATTCTCTTTTGGAATGGCAGCGCTTAGCCGCTTTTGCGAACAAGAAGGCATCACGCTTCAGGGGCTTAACGAACTTGGTGCAAACCTGACACCGTTAAAAGCTTTGCGCTTAATCGAAGCAGGCTTAAAAGATGGACACAGGCGCGAAGGCAAAGAGTACACATTGACGATTGACGACATTGGAGATTTGATTGACGATGATCCAAACTTTATGGCAAACTGCATGGAGCTTGTAAATGGTTCAATGCCTGATTCGGGAAACGGGAAAGCGGGGAGCAGGACGAAGGCACCCCGCATATAACGATAGACGACTTAGAAGCGGCGGCGATTTCGTTAAGCATCAGTAGTGCCGATTTTTGGGACATGGATTTAAAAACAGTGCTAAAAGTCATTGAACGCAAAAACGAAATCATAATTCATGGAATTCGGGAATCCTGGGAGCAAACGCGGTGGTTGGGTAGCGTAATTTTGCAGCCACATGCAAAAAAGAATCGCAGCATTAAGCCTTCTGACTTGATGAAATTCCCTTGGGACGAAAAACCAAAACCGAAAACCGCAAATGACGAAAAGCGGCAAAAGCTTTTTGAAAAGTGGGACGCTGAAATGGCGGCAAAAGCAGGCAAAATAGAAAGCGATGGCAAAGAGTAAATTAAACGTACAGTTAAGCCTTGATATTTCCGCTTTTCAGCGTGCAATTGCGCAAGCTTCAAATAAAATGGAGCAATTCGGCAAGCGCATGGAAAGCATCGGAAGTGACCTGACTACGCGTTTGTCTTTGCCATTAGCGGGCGTTGGTGCGGCGGCGGTTGCTGCTTTTGCTGACTTTGAGCGTTTAAGCTTAGGCTTAAATGCGGTGATGGGTAGTGCTGAAGCTGCCGAAGCTGAAATGGCAAAACTCCAGGAGTCTGCAAAGCTGCCAGGCTTAGGGTTTCAGGAAGCGGTACGCGGTTCAATTCGTTTGCAGGCTGTTGGGCTTTCCGCAGATGAAGCACGCGGCACATTAGAAGCGTTTGGAGCTGCAATTGCGGCAACAGGTGGAAGCGCTCAGAATCTTGACAGCGTGCAATATCAGCTTACCCAAATGATAAGCAAAAACCGGATTCTGCAGGAGGATTTCGGCATTTTGCAGGAAAATGTGCCTTTGTTGGGTAAGGCGGTACAAAACGCTTTTGGTACTGCTAACATCGAAAAAATACGCGCAACAGGCATAAGCGCCGAAGAATTTAATCGGCGCATTGTTGCTGCATTGCAGGCACTGCCAGAAGTACAAGCGGCGGCGGGTGGTCTGGGCAATGCATTTGATAATTTTAAGGATAGTTTGAATTTTAGTTTGGTTGCATTGGGTGAAACGATTAACGAAACGCTAAATTTGGAAGGCATACTAAATGCGGTATCAAATGCGGTGCAAGGTTTAGTTAATCTGTTTCAATCCCTTTCCCCAACAACCCAAAAGGTAATTGTCGTCATTGCCGCAGTAGCAGCAGCAATTGGCCCACTACTTTTTGCGATTGGTGCTGTAACAAAAGTAATTCCGCTTTTAGTGGCAGGATTCACAGCCTTAAAAGGTGCGGCCATAGCACTTGCAACGCCATTAGCTTTAAAGGTTGCCGTATTTGTTGCACTTGCTTATATTGTAGGGTTTTTATATAAGAGATTTGAAACAGTTCGCAGGGTAGTAAATGGTTTAGGTACTGCATTTGTTAGCCTTGCATCCTTTGCCAAAAATGCTTTTGTTGCCCTATTGGATGGATTCAACAAATTGAAATCGGGCGACTTTTCGGGCGCGGCTGAATCGTTTAGAAAAGGTTTGCAGCTTTTCAATCCGATTGAATTTGGAAGGCAATTTATAGAAGGCTTTGCAGATGGCTTTGAGGACAATACAGACTATATTGAGAAAGGCATTGAAAACCTTAAAGCAAGAATACAAGGTACACTAAAGGATTTTAAGCCAACGATAACGCCTGAAATAACCGCACCTGCAACAGGCGGCGGCGGTGGTGGTGGTGGTGAAGGCGCATCACAGGCCTTTGTGCCGCGTATTGATTTGAAAAAACAAGAAGAAGTTTTTGCAGGTCTTGAAAAAATTGTATCTGAAAAATTTGGTAATGCAAGGAAAGCAGTTGAGGGCTTTAATTCTACTTTGGCCGACATTCCAGAGGTTAAAACGCCATTAGATACCGCAAGAGAGTCTTTGGCAGATTTGGAAAAACAGCTTAACGACAGCGAAGCGGCAATGCGGATTTTCGGCGCTACCAACGAAGACATTATCAAGAACAAATTATCAATTCTTGAAAGCGCCATATCAGAGTCAATCAAATTGTATGGTGCTGAAAATGCTGTAATTGAAGTATTGATTGAGCAATACAACAAGCTAAAAGAAAGCATTGAAGAAACTACCTTAGCTGACGAAAACCGCAAAAAATTACAGGAGGCATTAGGCAATGCATTTAGGCAGGTAGGTGATATTATTGCAGATTCAATTTCGCAACAAGGCGCGTCATTAAAAAAGCTGGGTCAGGCTGCAATTGAATCTGCAAAGCTTATTATTAAGTCATTGATTCAGGAAGGGGTTGCGGGCTACATTAGAAACATCCTTGCAGGGCCTACAGGTAAGGCATTAGGCCCCATTGCATTAGGGGTTGCGGCGGCTGGCGGCACCATTGCAGCAGGTATTTTTTCCGCAGCAGTCGGCAAAATTGGCGTTCCAAAATTGGCCCAAGGTGGCCTTGCTATTGGTGAAACCCTCGCAGTGGTCGGCGACAACCCATCAGGCAAAGAAGCAATTATTCCATTTGAGCGCATGGGCGAATTTTTGGACATGGCAGGCGGCGGCGCAATGCGGCTTGTAGGACAATTTGAAGTTAGGGGCCAGGATCTGATTTTGGTTCTTGACAGAGCAACACAACAAAAACTAAGGGTAAGATAGTGGGCGCAAGGTTCAAAGGCACATTCTATTCGGCATATACTTCCCAGAAGTACGATTTGACTATCATAGATCAGTCAGGTAGCTTTGTGCTAAATGAAGTGACTTTGACAGATTGCCGCATCAGCTATTTGGCGGGCGATGACAGCAGGTTTGATACCGTAATGGCCGCAGAGCTTACGGCAAAGGTGGTGATTGATACCCAAACGCTGGATGATTTTGTTTTGGATTTGGCAGGTGCGGCTGAAGGTCGTTTTCTGGTCAAATTGGAACAAGACAGCACGTTGGAATTTATTGGCTATGTTTTTCCCGATTTAGCGGAGCAAGAGGATTTGCCGTTGGAAGTTGGCTATGTGCTGACAATCAAAGCCACTGATGGACTGGGAAGGCTTAAAACGATTGACTATAATAACAGCGGCGCTGCTTATGGCAATGAAACGCCAATTGTAGAAATCATCCTGAAATGCTTAAACAAGCTGACCGCAGTAAGTGCAGAATATGGCACCAAAGCGGATTTCTTAAAAACGCTTGTAAATTGGCACGCAGAACAATACAGCTACGCAAACACTATAGACCCGTTATTAGTTACAAGGGTACCTGAAAGGGCTTTTTATACCATAGATGCAAAAGGAAACTATAAATGGCTTAACTGCTTTCAAGTACTTGAAATCATTTGCAAAGCATGGGGCGCTCGAATGCTTTACAGTTCTGCCTCTTTTTGGTTTGTGCAAGTTAACGAGCTTGCAAACCCAACAAGCCGAAAATTTTTCAATTACAGCAAAACAGGCACGCAAACAAGTGTGACAATCAGCATCGCAAAAACGCATGACCAAAACAGCGCAAGTAGTGACCTGGTAAGGATTTTAGGCGGCAAATTTACTTTTCTACCACCACTTAAACATGTGCAAATTGACTACAAGCATATAGCTACCGAGAATTTGTTACCAGGCTATGAATGGAATAGTACAACAGGTACAAACCCGCAAACCATTTTTGCAGTTGACGAACAAAACGGCCTTGCAAAGCTTTACATAGATTTTGTTTTAGAATACGGCGCAGATACATTTACTGACCCGCCTGGAGAAATTCCGCTTTGGTTTGTGTTCAATATTACGGTCCAAGTTGCAGGGGGATACGTTGACCGACTTGTTACTTTTGCTAACGGTGTGCCGCAATATGCAGGCATGGGCTGGAGCGGAAGCGCGACAAATGGTTATCAGGTTGCGCTTTATGTGCCAACATCTTTGCAATCCTATACAGAAACAATCAGCTTTTTAACTAACACCATAACTGCGACAGGTGTTCTCGTTTTTGATATTTACCTACATTCGGTTTACAACAATTTAGGCCAATTAATTAGCACACCTGTAGCAAATTATTATTATCAGGCCGACAACATGACCTGTGAACACCTATACGAAGGCACTTTTTCCGCGCAATCCGACATTCGCCGATTCAAAGCGACAAACGACACCACCGGCAACAGCGCGACAATTGACGATGAAACACTTTTAGGCGATGGTATCGGCGTAAACAGCCCAGGTCATTTGCAGGTGTTAAACGACAGCGCCGCATGGGTTTTAGCCGAGGATTGGCGGGTTGGCAATTCAGGTAGTTTTGTGCCGTTTACAGCGCTGCTTTGCGCTGAATTGATCCGCGGCCAATTAACGCCGATTCGCAAATTTAATGGTCAATACGACAACAAAGCCTCAAGTCTTTACAGAGCGCATCACGTGATAGACCATGCCTGGGGTAAATTGGTGATGATGAGTGCGGAATTCGATTTGTACCTGGATTCTGCAAATGGCATTTGGTTTTACATTGACCCGCAGGCTACAGGATGGACGCAGGTGAATGCCGTTGACTATCCCGAAGGTGAGGGCCTTGAGGATGGTACGCCGCGACTCAGAAGCATAACACAGGACGAAACGGCAATATCAGGCGCTGATGAATTTTTCCGAGAGGATTTTACCAATATTGTCGATGAGCTAAACGTAACAGTCAATAATGGCGTTTTGCCGGTTGATCCAAACCGCGTGCAGGTGTTCAAAAACGGTGAACTGCTAAACCCAGACGATTACACCATTTCGGGAAGTACAATCACGCTTGACAGCACCGCAAGTCTTTCAGACGTTTTTGAAGTGCTGTTTAGTGCAGCGTTAAGCTATACACCACCTGGCACATTCTTTAGACAACGATTTGACAACGTTACCGACACAATTACAGTAACTGTCAACAGTGGCAATTTGCCGAGCAACAAAGAGCAACTTGTNGNTTTTACAAAACGGACAAACTAATTAATNCCAACTGCATACAGCGTGGCAGGTAGTGTCATTACACTTAGCTACCCTGCATTTGTGGGCGACATGGTAGAAGTTTTATTTCCGATTCCTTTCGGGCAAATTCAAACAGGGGTAAGCTACCGAGAGCAACATACAGGTATTACCACTTCAATAACCGCAACAGGAGTTTTGCCGACAAATGCAGATGCAATTCAGATTTACCAAAATGGGTTACTTTTGCAGGAGGAATACTATACCATTGCAAACAACACGATAACCCTGACATACACGGCTGAAACCACAGATACTTTTACAATAACATACATCAAATGAAGCATATTTTAATTTTCATCCTGCTTTGCCTTGCCTCTGAGCTTTGGGCGCAATACCCAAACGGCGCAAATAAACTTGTATTAGGCCGACAAACCACCGGCGACGGCTTAATATTTCGCGGCGACAGCATTCCATCATTCACCCCAACAAGCAACGCAAACGCCTGGTTCTTTTTGGACACCGCCGCTCAGGTGCTTTACACGCACATCGGCGGCACGTGGGTATCATTGGCTGACACTATTACAAGCGGCGGCACGGTTACCCTGAGCGGTGAAGTGGTAGGCGCAAGTAACGCGACAAAGTTAGACACCGTTGACCGCGTGATATTTGACCCTACCAACGGCGGCGCAGATTCGACCTACAAACTGACCTACAACGCAAACGATTTTACCCTGCATTTCGGCATGGGTTTAGGTGGTGAGGTTTATCAAATGGGTCAGGAATTATACTACCCGCCCTGCATAAACAAAACCGCATCCACTATCTATGCAGGTCAACCCGTAATGATTGATACAAGCGGCATCATCCAAGGCGATAGGCTTGCAGTCATGCCGGCATTCGCAAACGGTTTGCCCGCAAATTACATTGTCGGCGTAGCGGCGCACGACATAGCGCCCGACGCTGAGGGGCTTGTAACGTGGTTTGGCTATGTGCGGGAAGTGGATGAATCAGACATTGCCGCGTCAGGTGTTACCTTAGACGTGGGCGACATTCTCTACCTTTCAGCCACACCAGGCAAATACTCCGACATTGAACCCGCAGCGCCCGCTATAAATAGNACCATTGCCCTGGTAGTGCGAAAGCCAAATGCAAATAACATGACGTTGTTAGTCAGGCCGTGGTTAAATGAAAAGTTGGGCGAACTAACCGACGTGGATTTGAGCGGCATTGCGGATGGTGATGCGCTTGTATGGGATTCGATTTCGGGTACATGGCAGACCGCACCAAAACAAGACCCGCTCAATGGCACCGGATTAGTAAAAAGCACCGGAGGCACTATTTCGTATGTTACCGATAATTCAGCAGATTGGAACGCGGCGTATAATGACCGCATTACAGGCGCGGCGTTTACGGGTAGCACAACAAAGACGCTGACCTTGACTCAGCAGGACGCGGGCACTGTTACGGCATCATTCACTGACTTACAAGGCGTTACAAGCGTAGCGACAGGCGTAGGGTTGACAGGTACGATAACAACAACAGGCACAATTAGTGCAGATACCACCGTATTAGCTTCAAAGACATGGACGGAAACGCGGGGGTATTTGACCTCAGAAGTGGACGGAAGTGTGACCAACGAGGGGAGCTTGACCGTGGGCGCAGGTAGCGGTACAACAAGTGTAATTAACTCAAATACCTCCGGCAGTACGGGTGTAACCATTTCGGCATCCACAGGGCTTTCAATTAGCGAGGCGGGTAATACAATCACGCTGACTAACAGTGCGCCGGATCAGACTGTGTCTTTGACAGGCGCGGGCATCACTTCGATTTCAGGCACTTATCCGAGTTTTACGATAACGAGTACAGAAGTGGACGGCAGTACGTCAAACGAACTGCAAAACCTTACACTTAGCGGCCAATCATTAGGCATCACGAGCGGAAGCGGCGTAACCCTTCCAGTGGTAGGCATCAGTGCGGGCACGGGTATCGGGGTCACGTCAAGTAGCGGCACTTTTACAATTACCAATAACAGCCCAGACCAAACAGTAAGTATTTCAAGCGGTACAGGCATCAGCGTTTCGGGTAGTTATCCTAATTTCACCGTAACCAACGCAAGCCCAGATCAGACCGTTTCAATTAGCGGCGCAGGAATAAATAGCGTTTCGGGCACTTATCCAAATTTCACGATAACAGGAACGGAAGTAGATGGCAGCACCACCAACGAACTGCAAAACCTAAGCCTCACAGGTCAAACATTAGGTATTAGCTCAGGCTCAGGCGTGACGCTTCCCGTTGTTGGCATTACAGCAGGNACAGGCATAAGCACCACGAGCGCAAGCGGTGATTTTACCATCACCAACTCCGCACCAGAAGCCACCACGGCACGCAATGTGAACGCCACAGGCGAAGGGGTTTTCCGCGATGAAGTCGGCAATGAATTGCAGTTCAAAAAGCTGGTAGCAGGCTCCAATATCACGCTGACAGGTGCGGATTCGACTATTACCATAGCGTCAACCGCAAGCGGCACAGGTACAGTTACATCAATCACCGCAGGTACAGGATTGACAGGCGGTACAATTACCACAAGCGGCACGATAGCGGCAGATACAAGTGTTTTGAGTACTGTTTACGCTTTAGCCGATACCGCGTCAGACCTTCGCACTTTAATTAATTCAGTTGGCAATTTTGGAACAGTAGCCGCTAATAAGGTAGCGTTCGGGGCTGCGAGTGGGGATACGCTGACNTCAAGTACTAATTTTCATTGGGATAATAGTAATTTACTATTAGGCATTGGGACATTCTCTCCAAGTTACACTCTTTCGTTTGCGGCAGGTGGTGAAAGAACAATATCTCCGGAAAATTCTCTTACAACAAATGGAACAGACTTAACGCTAAAAGCAGGGGCTGCAAATTTAAGCGGCTCAGGCAATCGCGCAGGAGGCAATTTAACTTTGGCTGCTGGTGCTGCTATGGGCACAAGTGGCTCTTATATAGTCTTTGAGACGGCAGCAAGCAATGCTACAAATTCAATAGCGCCCAATTTTGAAAGGATGCGATTAACTAAAGAAGGGCGTTTAGGTATTGGAACATCTTCACCCGCACGACTTTTGCACGTTGAAGGCGAAGCGCGAATAACGGATTTAACCACCGACACACCGACGCGGATTGTCGGCGCGGATGCGGATGGAGATTTNGGNGAAATTACCACAGGTAATGGTTTGACAATAACAAGCGGTGCGCTTAGGGTTGACACTGCCACTATTGCCACCGTCTCAGCGGTGAGGGACACCGCATCCACTTTGCGCGGACTGATACCTACTACCCTTTATTCAGGTGATGGAACTTTGGCAGGCACGCGCAAAATAAGCACATCGGGCAGCACTTTAGAAATTGAAGGTACAAACGATACACACCTTTTGGAACTTGACAACCAAAGCACAAGCAATAGCTCGTATGCTTTAATCGCTCAGGCCACAGGCGCGGCGGCAAAGTTAACGCGCAATGCAAGCACAACAAGCAGCGTCATTCAGTCTTTGGAAGTCAACCGAGAAACCACAGGTACGGCGGCAAACGGAATGGGTAGTTTTATCCGCATGGGACTTGAAGCCGACAACGGCACATTATACGAGGCGGCGCGAATTGGAACGCGTTGGGAAACGGCGGCAAATGCTACCCGCTCAAGTGAAGCGTTTTTGTCAACCGTTCGCAACGGAGGCGAAAGCGTCGAGGGGTTGACTGTGCTTAGTGATGGGCAATTGCATTTAAAAGAATATGGTGATACTACCTTCACAGGCACGGCGGTTAAATACCTTGCAGTAGATGACAATGGAAAAGTAATCGAAGCCGACGCAGGGCAAAATTTCGGCACGGTAGCAGCCAACAAGGTAGCGTTTGGGGCGGCAAGCGGGGATACGTTGACCTCAAATACTAATTTGCATTGGGATAATACAAATGGGCGGTTGGGGATTAATAACACGTCACCAAGTGAGCGGTTGCATGTGGGAGGTATTGTGAGGGCGGAAAGATTTTTGCTTAACACCACAAGTACGCAGGTTCTTAATATTAATAACAAATGGCAAACAGGTACAACTGGATTAAACTTATTTATAGGTGATGGGGGAAACTTGATGAATGGCACAACAGGTGCAGAATCAAGTTTAAATACAGCTATTGGGACAGGGGCTTTAAACCAATTAACAACAGGCAAAACAAACTTTGCAATCGGTTTAAATTCACTTTATTACACCACTTCAGGTGAAAATAATTTAGCTATTGGCTTTCAGGCAATGAGGGACAATACTACAGGCGCTGGTAATGTGGCTATTGGTTATGAGGCGTTATTAAGTTCGCAAACTACAATCTTTAACACCGCTATTGGTTGGAACTCAATTACATCATTAACCTCAGGTAATAAAAATTTGTCATTAGGTTTTTATTCCGGCTATGGCTCCGACGGCACAAAAGCGTTAAAAAGCGGTGACAATAATACGTTTTTAGGCTCTGAAACAGGCAGCCAAGATTCTACAGCATCTAATCAAACTGTTATAGGATTTCAAGCTTTAGGCAAAGGTTCAAATACAATTACCTTGGGCAATTCAAGTATAACCAATACTTACATAACGGCGGGCAATCTCAACCTTACAGGGCAAGCGGCAACGGTGATGCAAACGGCACGCCGCACCACCGCAGGGCAAGCGGGCAACAACCTAACTATTAAAGTCGGCGGCGCAGCAAGCGGCGCGACAGATGCGGCGGGGGGGGATTTGATTTTGGAAAGCGGAGTAAGTACAGGTGCGGGTTCATCGAACATCATCTTTGAAACGGCGGCGGCGGGCGCGGCGGGGACGACTGATAGAACACCTGTGGAGGTTGCGCGAATAAATGGTGCGGGTAATTTAGGGGTAGGTACGACAACGCCTAACAGCCGTATTGAGGCGTTGCAAACAGGTTCCACCGCAAATGCAATTGTCACTACTTACACTTCAACCGTAAACACGACAGGAACAGCGGCTACAGGCTTAGGTAATAGGTTTTTGTTTAGGAGCGAAACCACAAGCGCGGAAAGTGTAAGCCAAGGCGCAATTACAACAACGTGGGCAAGTTTTGGTGCACCAGCAGGACTTCGTTCAAATATGGGTTTGTGGGTGGTAGGAAAAACAGGCGACATTGAGGAAATTGTAACCATTGAAAATGATGGGGACGTGGGCATAAATAATACAGCCCCAACAACAGCCCTACATGTAGAAGGCGCGGTTTCAAGAAGTGTTCCTGCAACTGTAACCACAGCCACATATACAGTGGGTAAAGACAAAAGCTGGTTGATTTTTAACCGTGCTGGAACTGTAACAGTTACACTACCGGCAGCAGGTGATTTCCCAGGCCGCGAATTAATGGTTAAAACAATCACGGCAAATACTGTTGTTTGCCCTGCGCCAGGAGTTGTCGTACCACTCGCGGGCGGATCCGCAGGAACCGCAATCCTACCCGCAACAGACGGCGCATGGGCAACGCTGGTCAGTGATGGAACCAACTGGATAATAATGCAAAGTGGACAATAAAAAATCATCAAATGAGATACTTAATTCCTATTCTTTTCTTAGCCTACCACGGCCACCGCTCAGACAATTACGTTTGATACGCTCTACTTTGAGCGGGTGAACGGACAACTTTACCAAATCACTCGCACGGAGTTTGACAACGGCTCGTATTCCCAAACCCGCTACGCCGCAGATAGCCTGGGCGTGCTAAGGGTATATGCAGATGAAATCGAGCGCGAAGCGGCAAAGCTGGCAGAAGCGGCGCGGCAAACGGTGACGATTCCGGCATTTGCGGCGCAAAGCATTCGGCGCAATAACATCCTAAATACGCAAATTGGAGCGCGGCCAATNATTGANATNCAGAACCGCTATGAGGGGCAATTNTTGNAAACCGCATCNANTACNGTNTGGCAATTGCGCANCCCNGANAANAGCGTNNAGGAGGTTACCTTCAGNAAAACCGCTACGGGTCAGCTAATTTTTAAAGTAGGTGAAGACGCAAACAAACCCGCAATTCTATTCGGCCAAATTATGCGGCTTAATAATTACCCGTCCACAGGTCAGACGCTTTTCTTATTTCAATTGCGTGATCGGGTTTGGCAGGATATCGACGGCGAATATTTGCTTAGACTTGTAAACCCGCAAAGACGATGAAAATACGCCGCCTTGTTCGCACTTTTGCCGCTATGCCCCTACCCGCTTATAATGCAGGGACGGTCATT